GATCAACTACGACTGGCCAATCTGGTTTCGAATCATCCGGGACAATGAGCAATGGCACGGCAACGTGCAAAATTGTTGCTCTTTGGGACTCCCCGGAAAATGCTTTCGGAGCCAACGCTGTCTTGGAGGTTCTCATCAATGAGCACCTTTATAAAGACAGTGCTGGCATATAGGAGGGTTTAAGACATGGCAATGCACAGAGCACAATTTGCTAAAATGCTCGAGCCGGGACTTAACACTCTCTTTGGTCTCGAGTACGATCAATACCCAGAGGAGTATAAGCCTGTATTTGCAGCTAATACTTCAAACAAGGCATATGAAGAAGATGTCCTTTTGGAAGGCTTCGGAAATGCCCCTGTGAAAACGGAAGGCGCAGCAGTCAGCTATGACGAAGCCACCCAGCAATGGACGGCTCGTTATCAGCATGAAACGGTTGCTCTTGCTTTCTCGATCACAGAAGAAGCAGAAGAAGATGGCCAGTATGGCTCCATCGCTGCGCGTTATACGAAAGCGTTAGCTCGCTCAATGGCTTCCACTAAGGAAATTAAAGCAGCTAACATTTTCAATAACGCAACGTCTGGAAGTTACACTGGTGGAGATAGTGTTGCGCTACTTAGTGCTTCACATCCGACTCGCAATGGCAACCAGTCAAACACTCTTGCGACTGCTGCCGACCTTTCAGAGACTTCTCTTGAGTCGATTCTGATTAACATTGCTGACATGAAAGATGATCGTGGACTTAGAGTTGCTGCACAAGGCACTCGCCTCATCATCCCAACAGCATATGTTTTCACTGCTGAAAGGCTTCTCGAGTCTCAGCTCCGCACCGGAACTGCTGACAATGACATCAATGCTATTCGCTCCGGTGGTTATCTGCCGCAGGGATATCATGTCATGCGTCGCATTTCTGATTCGGATCGTTGGTTTGTCCAGACGGATGTTCCCGATGGGCTGAAAATGTTCCAGCGCTCTCCGATGAAGAAGGGCATGGAAGGTGACTTCGAGACTGGCAATGTCCGCTATAAAGTTCGCGAGCGTTATTCGTTCGGCTGGACTGACTGGCGTGGCGTTTTCGGCTCTGAAGGCGCATAAGGAACTGGGGTCACTCATCGCGAGTGACCCCAACCTTTTATGGCTGATCCGAGAATAAAGACTTGGTATGATTATATCGGGGCAAAAGATCCAAGTGCTCTTTTCCCGGTTGATGATAACAGGTCGCTAGATCAAAGGAGAGCGCAAGCACAGCGTTTGCGCGAAATGGGAATTCATGTCCCAGTTCCAAAATCTAAAGAATATGAATTTGATGCTGGTCAAGGAATTGGCAAATACCCAATATCAATCGGTGCTCTTGCTGGAATGACCCAGAAAGAAGCTGATCAGGCATCTGAATCCGCAGCAGGGACGGTTCAATTTGTTTACGATTACGGGACTCTACCTTTGTATTTTACACCAGCAGCACCAGTCGCAGCTGCATTTGATGTTTCTAGAGGAATAATAAACCGAGACCCCATTGAAGTTTCTCTTGGTGCGCTTGGAATTGGCAGACCTTTGAAATCAATAGCACCAACGATGTCTGAAGCAGCAGAAAGAGTTTTGAGCTATTCATTTGGGACTGGTGGAGCAGCGATTGCTGTTCAAGATGCCTCCCCCGGTGTCCTTGATCTGCTTTTAAACATTGAAGAAAAAGCTCAGAATGAAAATTAACTTTTCATTTGGCGAAAAACAAAGTAACATAAAACTATCCTGACTGCATTTTGCAGACACTAGCCACGACAGGAGGAATAAAATGGCTAATACTACATTTTCTGGTCCAGTCCGTTCCGAGAACGGATTCCAAACCGTTTCTAAAAATGCGACCACTGGCGCTATTACTGTAACCAGTGGAGATAAGATGGCAGTTGAAGCGACTGCCTCTGCTGGCATTGAAGGAACTGCTGCTGTTTACGTTACGCAGGTTAATCGCCTGAAAAGTGATGTGGACACGAATGTCAATATCGTAAAAACTTCCATTATGATTGATCTTACAGGTCTAAGAGATGGTGGAACTGCTGGCGATATTATCGGCAAAGATGGCGATGGTGTTGCTTTTATCGGCCAAGTAACAACTGCCAACCAAGGAACTGTTTTTGGCGTAACGATGACTTGCGTTGAAACACCTGCTGGTGGTGGTACGGACATTGATCTTTACTCTGCAACCGAAGGCACTGGCGTAAACGACACTGCGATCGGTGATCTGACTGAAACGCAGATTATCAATGCTGGTGCTGCTTCGGCTGGAACCATGGTTGCTGGTGGCGATATTGCTGCTGACCAGTATTTGTATCTTGTTGGCCAAGGAACTGGACACGCTGCTTATACAGCTGGGCGGTTTCTAATTGAAATCTTGGGATATGATGTAGCGTCCTAAGAGTTGGTTGTAATATGGAGCAGGGGTAAAACCCTGCTCCAAGAACTGGAGTCAAAATATGGCAGATATTACAACATCAACGAAACTTAGCGAGAGTGATCGCCAAGTTGTCTATGCATTTCAATATCAATATGTTGATACTGGGAATGAATCTGCAGTTCTTAAAGTAGATGTTTCTGGTCTTGATAAAAATGATGCTGGGGAAAGCTGCACAGCTGTGCGGATCGTTGAGGCTTGGTGGACAATATATGGCATGACTGTTGAGGTTCTTGCTGATGCTTCAACAGACGTAATAATTTTACATCTTGACGAAAACCAATCTGGTTATCAAGATTATTCTGTTTTCGGTGGTCTTCCGAAAACTACTACATATGGATCAAGCCCAAGTGGTGATATAAAATTCACCACAACTGGTGCTGGTGCAACAACAGACTCATACCAAATTGTTTTGAGAATGATAAAAGAGTACTAAAATGGCAACATCTGGCACTGTAGCTTATAGGCCGAATATTGAAGAAATAATCGACGAGGCTTTTGAGCGTTGTGGCATTGACACCCAAACGCGGACAGGCGGTCATGCTGTAAGTGCCAGAAGAAGTCTAAATCTTTTATTTTCTGAGTGGTCGAATCGTGGCTGGAATTATTGGACAGTTTCTTACAAAACAATAACTCTGGTTGCTGACCAGTCGACGTATACTCTTGATGCTGGCTTGGTCGATATCATAGATGTTGTTTATCGCAAAGTCTCCGGGTCAACATCCACAGATCAAGTTATGAATCGCGTTTCGATCTCTGAATATAACCAGATACCAAACAAATCAGATTCTGGCGTTTCTTCACAGTACATGATTGATCGCCAGTACACACCAACAATGACTGTTTGGCAAGTTCCTGATAATGCCAATGACTCGATTCGTTATTATGGAGTTTTCCAGCCAGATGATGTTACTGCATCAAACCAAGATGCTGACATCCCATATCGTTGGACTGATGCATTGTGCGCAGGTCTTGCTTCTAAACTAGCTGTTAAATTTTCACCAGAGCGTGCAGCAGATCTTTTTACTCTTTATGAGCGTGCTTTCCAATTTGCTTCTGATGAAGAAGGCTCGAATGTTCATCTACGCATTAAGCCAACAGGGATGAATCTTTACTGATGGCTGTTTATGCAAAAGGACGAAGGTCTCTGGCGATAAGTGATCGCAGCGGATTCCGTGTGCCTTATCAAAATTTAAGAACAGAGTGGAATGGTCTGCGAGTTTCACCTGATGATTATGATCCTAAGCACCCACAACTTACGCCACCTAAAAATATAACAGATGCAACTGCTCTCTACGACCCAAGACCGGACAATGATCCAGAGAATGTTTCGTTCTATGTAAATTATAATTGGTTTGGTTTCCAAAATGTTCCTTTGTCTGCTGATGGCTTCTCCCAACCATCAATGGACTCGAGAGATTATGAGCAGCCAAATCGTTTAAATGCAAAAGGCTCTGTCGGATTTGTAACTATTGAGATGCCAATGGAAGTGTTTGTCTCTTCCGTTCACAGTCAAGGTCTTGCTGGTACTGTTTCTATTGAAGCATCAATAACTGAGACAGGTGTCGCTGGAACTGGTGCTATCGGAACCGAAACTTTTGAAGCATCAATAACTGAGACAGGTGTCGCTGGCACAGGCGCACTTGGTGCATTTGGTGAGACAGATGGAGCCAGTCTGACTCTTAGCATAACTGAAACAAGCACAGTTGGCACAGGTGCCATTGGAACCGAATCTGTTGATGTTGATAACCCAACTTGGGGCAGTGGCGGTTGGGGCGAACATGCGTGGGGTCAATAAATGAATTATAGTGCACTCGTAACGCAGATTAAAAATTTCTTGGAAGATGACTCCACAGAGTTCTCTGATTCTATTGATGCGATCATAGATCAAGCTGAAGAAAAGATTTTTCAGCGTCTGCCGAATCTCCCAGCTTTTCGCCAAAGTGCAACTGGGACGTTAGCTGATGGAACAGCATCTTACACAATATCAAATGCACGGATTGTCCGGAATGTTGGCGTGACAGTTTCAAGCAATGTTACTTATCTTGATCACCGGGTTGATTCCTATCTCAGAGACTACTGGCCAAATGCAAGCACAACTGGTCAACCTATAATGTATAGCACAGACTCTGCATCAGCCTCCGGAACAACGATAACTCTTGCTCCAACGCCAAATTCTAATTATTCCTACGAGGTTGAGTTCTCAGCCCCAGCGACAGGTCTTTCCTCTGGAAATACGACCTCTTGGCTCGGGACAAATGCAGAAAATGTTCTTCTTAGTGCCTGTCTCTATGAAGCTAGTGCTTTTCTTAAAGCACCAGAAACAGTAACTTTGTACAAATCACAGTTTGATGAAGCAGTGCAGCTTATGCAACAGGAAATGCTGCGTGATTATGCTTCTGAATACAATGGAGGTATATGATGGCAATAAGTCAAGCAATGTGCACATCTTTCAAGTCTGAAATTTTAGATGAGCAGCACGATCTTGCAGCAGACACGATAAAAATCGCTCTTTACACAAGCAGCGCAAGTCTTGGAGCTGGAACGACTGCTTATTCAACAAGTAACGAAGTCTCTGGATCCGGATACACAGCTGGTGGTGTTGCTCTGAGCAGCAAAACAGTTGCAACTTCTGGCACGACTGCTTATTTCGATGCAGCAGACCCAGAGTGGACTTCTGCGAGCTTTACTGCAAATGGAGCATTAATTTATAACGACACAAATAGTGACAAAGCGATTGCCGTTCTTGCTTTCGGTGGTGACTTCACTGTTGCTGGTGGCACTTTTAAAATCGTTTTCCCAGCGGCAGGGGCAAATGCCATTATAAGGATCGACTGATATGGCTAGTTCATACACAACAAACTTTTCCATCGAGAAGATGGGAACTGGCGATCAGTCAGGAACTTGGGGCACAACCACAAATCACAATTTTGACATCCTTGACCGGATAGCCTCATACAAAGCTGTTGCGATAACAACAAATGCAGACACGCACACTTTAACTGTGCGAGAGGCATCTCCTGGATCTGGCACAGAGAATTTGCAAGATGGAATGTATCGTGTAATTAAATTTACAGGAGCACTGGATTCAAATTGCACAGTTACAATCGCTCCAAATTCAGCAGCAGCATTTTTTATCTTTATTAACGCAACCACTGACTCTGGCTCAAGTGGTCCATATTCATTAA